CGACGTTCGGGGCCACCGGCAACCTGGTAGCGGGCGGCACGGCCGCGCTCTCGGGTACGGCCGCGGTGTCGCTGTCCATCGACGGCCGGCTGGTCGCCACGGTCCGGATGGCCGGCGCCGCTTCGCTGTCGCTGGCGGCGAGTGGTGCGCTGGCCAGCAGCAGGGTCGCGCTCGCCGGCGCGGCGTCGATCGACGTGGGCGTGGCTGGTGCGCTGTCGGGCACCGCGTCGCTGGCGGGTTCGGCGGTGGTGGCGCTCAGCGCGTCGGGCGCGCTGGCCGGCAGCCACGTGGCACTTTCGGGCGCCGCGGCGCTGGGGCTGGCGGCCAATGGCGCGCTGTCCGGGACCGTATCGCTCGGCGGCGCGGCCGGCTTCGCGCTGATGGCCTCCGGCGCGCTGGAGCAGGCGCCCAACGCGCTGTCGGGACGGGCGTCGCTAGGACTGGGCGGCCAGGCGGCGATGCGCGGCCGCGCGGCGGTGGGCGGTCGGGCGGGGCTCGCGGTGGGCGCGGCCGGCGAGCTGCGCGGGCGGGCGCTGATGCAGGGGTCGGCCCGCCCGAGCCTGTCGGCGCGGGCCCGCGACCGCGATCCCGAGCCCGAGCCTGGCGTGCTTGTCGCACCACGGCCGCACGACCCGCTGGCAGAAGCCGAGCGGGCCCATCTGCCACTGGGAGAGGCGCAGCGCCCGGCGCGCGCGCTCCTGGTGGCCACCCGGTGACACACGTGAACGAAGCTGAACATTGAGCCCGCAAGCCAAGGCGGGGCGCGGGGCGGCCAAGAAGGCCCCCGCGAAGAAGAAACCGGCGAAGAAGGCAGCGAAGCGGGCGGTCCCGAAGGTCAATGCGGCAGAGCTGCGCATCGAGCGCTTCGTCTCGAACTACCTGATGCACTTCAACGGCGCCAAGGCTGCGCGCGACGCGGGGTTCAGCGCGGACTCGGCGCGCCAGCAGGCCAGCATGCTGCTGGCCAGGCCGGAAATCCAAGCGCGAGTGCGCGAGGCCCAGGACGCCTACCTGGCCAAGAACGAGGCGACCAAGGAAATGGTGCTGGCGCGCATGCTCGCCCAAGCCACTGCCGACCCGCGTGCGATCAGCGAGCTGCACCGGGGCTGCTGCAGGTACTGCTGGGGCAAGGACAACCTGTACCAGTACAAGCCCAGTGAGCTGCGCGAGGCGCGTGCCAAGTGGGAGGCCGAAGCGACGGCCGGCGAGGGACAGGGTCCGCCACCGGAGTTCGATGAGGGTGGCGGCGTCGGCTACAACCCGAAGAACGACCCCAACCCGGCCTGCCCGGAGTGCTTCGGCGATGGCGTGGAGCGCGTCGTGTTCAAGGACACGCGCGACCTGCCACCGGACGTGGCCATGCTTTTCGAGGGTGTCGAAGTCACGCAGCACGGGCTGAAGGTGCGGACCAGCTCGCCCACCGATGCGCTGCTGAACGTGGGCAAGCACCTGGGCATGTTCGCCCAGAAGCTCAAGCACGTCGGTGGCGACGAGGACGACGAACCGGTACAGGTCGGGGTGGTCGTCGTCCCACCGAAAACCGACCACGATGGCGACCAGTAGCCCCCCTATCGTCTGGTCCCCATCGCCGAAGCAGGCCGAGTTCCTGGCCTGCTCCGACTGGGAAGTCCTGTACGGCGGCGCAGCCGGCGGCGGCAAGTCGGACGCGATGCTGATCGACGCCTGGTGCCCGCAGCACGGAGGCCCCAGCAACCCGAACCATCGTGCGGTGATCTTCCGCAAGTCGTTTACCGACCTGCGCGACCTGATCGACCGGGCCAACGAGCTGTTCCCGAAGTTCATCCGGAAGATCCGGTACAACAAGACCGAGCACGTATTCACCACGCCCAGCGGCGCGAAGCTCGAGCTGGCCTACCTCGAGAACGAATCCGACCGGTTCAAGTACCGCGGCCGGGCCTGGAACTACATCGGATGGGAAGAGCTGACGCTCTGGCCGACCGAGACGCCCTATCTGTACCTGATGACCCGCTGCCGCAGTCCGGACCGGACGCTGCCGCGGTACATCCGGGCGACGACCAACCCCGACGGGCCTGGCCAGCTCTGGGTGATGCAGCGCTGGGGCATCGACGAGGCCGGTGGCGCGACGGTGCAGGCCTTCGAGCGCGAGTTCGAAGAGATCGCCGAGGACGGGTCGGTGCGGCTGGTGATGCGCACGGTGCGGCGCCGGTTCATCCCCGCCAGGCTGAGCGACAACCCGCACCTGCGGGGCACCGGCTACCGGGAGCAGTTCGCCGAGCTGCCGCCGGACGATCGAGACGCCCTGCTGCTGGGCCGGTGGACCGGCAACCGGGTGCGCGGCGCCTGGTACCAGAAGGAAATGGCCAAGCTCCGTCAGGAGGGCCGGCTCACCAACGTGCCGCACCTGGGTGGCACGCCGGTGAACACGTTCTGGGACCTGGGGTTCAACGACACCACCGCGATCCTGTTCCACCAGTACGCAACGCTCCAGAGCCGATTCCTGCACGGCTACGAGAACAGCGGGGAGAGCCTGGCGCACTACGCCGCCTACCTGCTGCAGCTCAGCCAGGAGCGCGGCTACGTCTACGGCACGCACTTCCTGCCGCACGACGCCGAGAACAAGTCCCTGCAGACCGGCAAGAGCGCGCTGGACGCGCTGCGGAAGCTGCTGCCCGGCCACCGCTTCGTGGTGGTGCCGCGGGTCGAGCAGCTTAAGACCGGCATCGACCAGACTCGCGCGGCGTTCAGCAGCGCGTGGATCGACGCCGACGAGTGCACGGGGCTGGTGGCCGCGCTGGACGCCTACCGGAAGAAGTGGGACGCGAAGCAGGAAGTGTTTCTCGACAACTCCCACGTGCACGACCGCTATTCGAACTACGCCGATGCGTTCCGGCAGTGGGGCCAGGGCTTCGTCGCCCCGGCCATCACGGGCAGCAGCAGCCGCCGGCGATCGGCCTCGGACAACTGGAAAACCGCATGAGCAACAGCCCCCTCCCGCAGTTCAAGGTGATCGAGCCCGCCAAGACGGCGCCGCGCGCTGCGGAAATGCTGCCGTCCGTCGAGGCGGCCGCGCTCGGCCTGAAGCGCTACGAGTCGATCGGGCGCAAGGGCCCCCTGGCCATCATCCTGACCCAGGCGACCAACCCGGAGACGCGGCGCGAAGAGCCGGCCATGCTGCTGGCCAACAGCCGCGACCCGGTGAACCGGCACGCCTTCGTGCTGCTGTCCCAGCTCTATCAGGCGGTCGATCTTGGCGCCGCGCGCGAGGTGGTGAAGGCGGCCAGCGAGCTGGCGCCGCGGCTGTTCGGCTTCGTCACCAAGTACGACGTGGACCTGGTGTGCGACGCGCTGCTGGAGTTCGGCGACGACCTGCGCAAGGCCAAGCCGGCCCGCCACCTGGGCACCCAGGACTGGCTCGAGGCGGTGGCGCAGGACGGGTTCACCATCCGGCATAACGGCAAGGCGGTGAACGGATGAGCTCCGAGCTCGAGTTCCGGGCGGACCGCAGCGAGCCGGTCCCGCTCGACAACATCGGGGGGCTGACCACGCGCAAGGCCAGGCCGCTGCGCGGCAAGACTGCGAAGCAGCAGGAAGAAGAGGTCATCGGCACGCTGCAGAGCTGGTATTCGGACCAGGTCGATGCGCACCTGGAGAACCGGCGCGAGCAGCTTCTCGACGCGGACTACTACGATCTCGACCAGATCGACGACCGGACCCGCCGCGCGCTGGAGGCCCGCAACCAGGCGCCGCTGACCTTCGATCTCACCCACGCGGTGGTGGACTGGATCACCGGCACCGAGCGCCGCACCCGCGTGGACTGGAAGGTCCACCCGCGCGGGCCCGAGGACCTGGAGAGCGCCGAGGTCAAGACGCAGCTCCTGAAGTTCGTCTCCGACACCAATCAGGCCGCATGGGAGCGGAGCAAGGCCTTCAAGGATGCGGTGAAGGTGGGCGTGGGCTGGATCCGCGAGTTCGCGCAGATGGACCCGGACCGGCTGCCGGTGTCGATCCAGCACAACGACTGGAAATCCATCCGCTGGGACGAGTTCAGCCGCGCCGATGACATGCGGGACTGCCGGGCGATGAACATCGACCGCTATATCGACCTGGACTACGCGATCGCGATGTTCCCGGGCAAGGCGGCCGAGCTGCGCAACGTCAGCCAGCAGTTCGTCGACGCGGCCATGGAGAACGTCGAGGACGACCTGACGATCCCGCAGATGTTCCATGGCCAGCGGATCCGCTCCGGCACCTTCAGCGGCTCCGTGCGGGCCGACCGCCGCCGGCGATCGCGGGTGAAGCTGGTCGAAACCGAGTACCGCCGTGTGGTGGTGGAACGCCGCGTGCGCGCGCTGACCCAGGACTACCCCGAGCTGTCGAACATGATGTTCGACGAGCAGGACGGCGCCCTGAACGACTATCTCGACCGAGGCCTGATTACGGTCGATGACCGGCCGGTCGAACGCATGTGGGTGGCGATCTGGGTGCCGGAAACCCGGATCATGTGCCTGCACGAACCCATGCCCTACCGGCACGGCCGGTTCAGCCTGACCCCGACGTGGTGCTACCGCCGCGACCGCGACGGCATGCCCTACGGCGTGATGCGCGGCCTGCGCGACCCCCAGGACGAGTACAACAAGCGCCGTTCCAAGGCGCTGTTCGCGCTCAGCACCAACCGGGTCATGTACGAAGAGGACGCGCTCGCCAACGGCGTGGACGAGGAAGATTTCCTCGCCGAGGTCCCCAAGCCCAACGCCCAGCTCAAGCTGGCGTCTGGCGCGCTGCTCGCCGGCAAGATCAAGATCGAGACGGGCGGCGAGATCGCCACGGGCCACATCACCCTGATGGAGGGTGCGGCCAGGCATATGTTCGAAGCCTCCGGCGTCACGCGGGAGAACCTGGGGCTGAGCAGCGACGCGAAGTCGGGCAAGGCCATCATCGCCAAGCAGCAGCAGGGCGCGGTCGGCACCGCCGAGATCTTCGACAACAACCGGCGCGCGCTGCAGACCAGCGGCGAGAAAACGCTCTCGCTGACCGAGCAGTACATCACGATGCCCATGCAGATCCGCATCGTGGGCCCGGAGGGCGTGCACTTCGTCGCGATCAACCAGCCGACCGTGGACCCGCTCACCGGGGCGGTGGTGTTCGAGAACGACATCCTCAACTCGCAGGCCGATTTCGTGGTGGACAGCCACAACCATCACGAAACGATCCGGATGGCGATGGCCGAGCAGCTTCTCGAGACGATCGGCACGCTGGATCCGCAGATCGGACTGCAACTACTGGACCTGGCCATCGAGCTCACCGACCTGCCCAACCGGCAGGAGCTGGTCGCGCGCATCCGCCAGATCAACGGCGTGGGCCAGCCTGCGCCCCCGCCCGACCCGAACGCCGAGGCCGCGGCCGCCGCCGAGCAGCAGGCGGCGCAGCACGCGCAGGACGTGCAGAACCGGCGCCTCGAGGCCCAGGCCGCCAGGGACCAGGCCACCGCGCAGAACCTGCTGGCCAAGGCCAAGCAGATCGAAGTGCAGACCAAGGGCGAGGCGCTGGGCGTCGCTGGCGCCCTGCAAAGCGCAGTGCATCTCGCCCCCGCGGCCGACCGGCTCGCGGAATACCCGCCACCCGTTGGAACCGGCCCTGAAGCCGGTATGGAGCCACAGTGATGCAGAACGATCCGCAAGACCCGGTTGTCGACGATGCCGACGGCCTGACCGTGGAAGAGCGCGCCGAGCTCACGGCCGACGAGGCCAGCGGCGGCGCCCCCACTGGCGCCGCGGCGCAGGCGGCACCGACCGCGCCGGCTGCGCCCGCCGAGGCACCGCCCACCGTGACCCCGGATCCGCGCGACGCCGCGCTGACCGCGCTGGCTGAGACGCAGGCGCAGACCGCGGCCGCGCTGGCCAAGGTGACCGAGAACCTGGACCGCCGCCAGCAGCCGGAGCCCCCCGCGACCCCGGAGCCGGAGGCACCGACGGAGCCCGACTGGGATACCGAGCGCAAGGCGCTGAAGCAGAAGTACGACGACGGCGACTTGGACGACGACCAGTTCGAGCAGGCGCGCGAGGAACTGCTCG